ACTTAGAAACAGGATCAATATCATCAGCAGATGGTACGGCATCGGCGACTATTGCTAACTCAGGTGGAGTTATGACAATTGGAAGTTCGGTTTTGACTACTACAGACATAAACGGTGGTTCAGTTGATGGTGCTACAATTGGTGCGGCAAGTGCCAGTACTGGTATCTTCACAACATTGACTGCGGCGAACACGCAAACAAGTACAGTTAAAGCGAATGACGGAACGGCGGCTATCACAGTTGCTGACACAACAGGTGCAGTTAAAATTGCAACTGCTTTCGAAGTTGACGGTGCAGGTTTCATCTTTAACGAGAGTTCAGCGTCAGTAGATGCTAGATTTGAATCAAATGATGACGCAAACATGTTGTTCATTGATGGTTCAGAAAATCACATCGGTATAAGAACAAGTGCTCCGGCATACGATCTTGACTTATCAGGTTCAACTGATGCAGTTAGATTACCGCAAGGTAGCACAGGTGCTAGACCAACTGGTGCATTAGGTATCATCAGATTCAACACAACAACTGGAAAATACGAAGGTTGTGCAGATGGATCTACTTTTGTTAACTTTGCAACGGCAGGATCTGCTCCAACGTTCACAAAAGAATCAACAACAGGTGACGGATCAACAACTACTTTCGCAGGTTTCTTTAGCTCTGCTCCAGAATCAGCGAACAACGTATTTGTTTACATCGACAACGTATACCAAGAGCCAACTGAAAACTACAGTGTTTCAAGTACCAACATCACATTTACTTCTGCTCCACACAGTGCGGCGAGGATTTTTGCGATAACTGGTGCTGATAATACTGCATTAGTTACAGGTGGTGTTTCTAGAGTAGAGACAAGTTCAGTTAACTTTACATCAAGTGCTACAACGATCTTGAGTTTCAACGCTTCAACATACAGAAGTGCTGAGATATTCATACAGATGACGGACACTGCTAACACAGAGTACGCGGCTATGAAAGGTGTTGTAACACACAATGGTTCGACTGCATTTATCTCACTGTTTGGTGTAACGAACACAGCAGGTGAAGGTTCGGACCTAGCGACAGTTACAGCGACGCATGACGGTTCAAACACAGTCAACATTCAAGCAGTTAGTACAGGTGGCGTAACAGCGGCCAAGGTACAATACTCGCTTGTAACGGTGTAAGGCAAAACTTAACCTTAACGATAATTCTAAACGCCCTAATGGTAAATACTACTGTTGGGGCGTTTTTTTACGGCTTGACTTTATATCAACATAACAATCATGAGGGATAATGAACCATGACAACAAGAAACTTTAGAGTAAACAATGGTCTTTCAGTTGGTGATATTGTAATATCAGCATCTGCAAACACTATCGTAGGCGGAGCAACGGCGGCACCAAGTGCTGACGGACAGTTCGCAAACAAGAAATACGTTGACGACCAAGCGGCGGCGTCACTTACGTTAACAAACAAAACATTAACATCACCGGTATTGAACACCGGGCTCAGTGGAACAGCATTCCTAGACGAGGACAACATGAGTTCAAACAGTGCTACCAAGGTTGCTTCACAGCAATCGATCAAAGCATACGTTGACACTGAACTTGGTGCACTATCATCAACAACACTGACATCAGGTGACACAAACTCAACTTTCACAGTTTCCAACACTGCTCAGACAGCAGTTGTAAACAGTGCTACACAGTTGACGATCACTCAAGGTGCAGTGAGAGTACACGGAAACTTAACAGTTGACGGAACTGAAACTATTGTCAACACAGCAACGTTATCAGTAGAGGACAACATCATTGAGTTGAACAGAAACGTATCTGCTAACTCAGGTATGCCTTCACTGTCAGGCTTGAAAGTAAACAGAGGTGAAGGTTCATCTGCAACAGAACAAGATCTATTCTGGGCTTGGGACGAAACGTTCGCAGATGACGGCACAACTATCCATGGAAACGCAGGTGGTGCCTGGACAGCATATAAAAACGAAGGTTCAGCAATACCAGGAGCGGCGGACCTTGTGGACATCAGAGCAAACGTGGTACACGCACTTTCAACTTCGGCACAGTACGCAGACGTTGCCGAGCGTTTCGAAGCAGACGCTCCAATGTCAGCAGGTGCAGTAGTAACGATTGGTGGAACAGCAGAAATCACGGAAAGCACAACAGATTTATCTGAGAATGTTTTTGGTGTTATCTCTGACATGCCAGCATACGCCATGAACGCAGGTGCAGGTAACAACGACTCACACCCATTCGTAGCAATGACAGGTAGAACACCAGTTAGAGTTACAGGTGCTGTGACAAAAGGTCAAAGACTTGTTACTTCAAGTGTTAAAGGTTGTGCTAGAGCAGTAGCGTCAGGTGAGTCAATCTCTCCTTTCAACGTTATTGGTAGAGCATTAGAGAACTCAACAGACGCAGGTATCAAATTGGTAAACTGTGCAGTGAGAACTAACAACTAATAAATAATTTTACTTTTTAGTAGAACACAAAGGGCGGCTTCGGTCGCCCTTTTTTTATGCCCGTATAAATACTAGCACTGCTGTCAGTCGGCAATGATAACGAGACTGTGTGTGGCATATGCTACACTAACATTATTATAAGGAGTACCTAGTATGGCCATAGGTCGTATATCTGGGTCAGTACTGAAGTCAAATTTGACTAGGAATGGTACGGACCTGGCATTTGAAACAAACCTACTGTATCTCGATGTTACGAACAGTCGTGTAGGTATTGGTACTTCAGAACCCTCAACACTACTACATGTAAACGGAACAACTACAACCGCTGGCTTGACTGCCAATGGTGCAGTCAACATAGACGGCACAGGCACGTCCAACATGGACAATGTCATAATAGGTGCTAATACAGCCGCGGCGATTACTGGTACAACAATCACAGGTACGTTGGCAGGAGCAACAGGTTCAACAATAGGCAACCTTACACTGGCAAATGGATCTATTACAGATTCATCGGGTGCAATAAGTTTTGGCAATGAAAATTTAACAACCACAGGAACACTAACAGTTTCTGGATTGTCCTTTCCATCTAGTGACGGAAGCAACGGACAGGTATTAACAACGGACGGATCAGGTACTTTATCATTTTCAGACTCTTCAGGTGGCGGCGGCGGAAATAACACGGCAGTAAAACAATTCAATCACTACAAACTGGACACAACATCTGCAGTCGTGGACGAGTTTGATATAACAGAATTTAGAGGTGCAGTGTATGATGTTGAGTTAGACGACACTGACAACAACATGACCGGGCATCTTAAGGTTTCGGTTGTTCATGACGATTCTACACCATACATATCTGTCTACGATATAAATGAAGATTCAACTAGGATTGCAGATTTCACTGTGGCCATATCAGGCACGAAAGTACAACTGTCGGCGGCCACAAATGTTTCATCTCACACTGACCTAAGAATTTATAGAGTGGCACTGGGAGATCATCACAGCACTGTCGCCAACTCCAACACAAAAATTATAAAGACCTCAACAAACATAGGGTCGACTGCAACAACTTTAGACCAATTTACAAAGACAGACATACAGGGTGCAAAATATATCATACTGATAAAAGATAGCACGGCAGGTGACTACCAGATATCTGAGATGAGCATAACACACGATGGCACCAACGTCATGTTCAATGACTACGCCAAGGCATCCAGTAGAAGCACGTTTACTCACACGTTCAGTGCCGCGATATCAAGTGCCACACTGACATTGAGTTCAACGTCCACAGGAAACACAACAGGCACTGCAATACTTTACAGGACTGATCTTGGATCGGCCACACAACTAGGTGAATACGACAACGTACACTATGGAAAATTAAGTGATGTGGACACCACGACCAAAACACTAGATTCATTTGACGTGTTCAAATACAAGTCGGCCAAGTACTTGGTAAACATAGGAAACTCTGGAGACACGGAATATCAGAATTCTGAGATAACGCTTACCGTCAACAGTGCAGGAACGGATGCCACAATTTCGGAATCCGTTGTGAGAACAGGCACATCGGATCTTGCATCATTCACAGCAGATGTATCGGGAGGCAAGGCCAGATTAAGAATTTCAGGAAGCAGTGCCAACAACACTATCTACTATGCAAGGAAGGCCATTGAAACAGTCAGCGTTTACAAAGCAAGTGCAGACACATCGAACAATCTTTATATTTCTAACAACAACATAACTGCAAACGACACGCAATTAGTTCTGTCAGGCATGACGGGTGCATTGACACTACCCAAAGGTACAACAGGACAACGTTCTACAGGCGTGACAGGTATGTTACGTTACAACACTACCACAGATGTGTACGAGAGATACGACAGTGCGACCAGCTCATTCATCGACATAGCCACACAGGCTTCCGTGTCTGAATCATCGGACACAAGCACAGGAGAACAAACATCGATTGGTACGAGTGCAACCAATATCGACACATTCACTACAGGGACTTTTGATAGTGCATTCTACTTGGCAGTGACCAAGGATGAAATAAACAATGAGATCGGTGCCGCACAGATATCATTGGTGCACAACAACACAGATGCTTTTGTCTCCAGGGGAGGTGGTATCAAATCTGGTGATAACCCACACATCACATACACAGCGGACATAAACTCCGGATCGGTGAGGTTGAGAGGTACAGGAACAGCGGCAGTAAACAGTATTAAATTTTTCAAGATAGGTCTAGGAGACAACACAGCAGAGTCAAGTTCAGGTAATGTTGCAACGATCATAAACACAGATGTTGATAGTAGCACTGAGAATTTAGATACCTTTGCAAAAGGCACATACAGAGGAGCCAAGTATTACATCAGCGCCAACAACACAGGCAAGACAGAATTACAAAACATCGAGTGTATGGTTATCCATAACGGAACAGACGCCTTTATTACAACATACAACGACATACACACTGGTAATAATGCTTTGGTATCACTTACAGCAGACATAAGCGGAAACAACGTAAGACTACGTGCTACAGCAAATGAATCAAATACTGCTGTCAATATGTACAGAATTTTGCTAGGCGACGCGGAGTCTGACGCTTCTAGTACAAACACCAAGACTGTGGGCCAGACTACAACATCAAGCAGTGCTACAACCATGGATACGTTCTCAACAGATAGTGCCAATGGTGCTCATTATGTTGTGGTAGGTAATAGTAGTAGTGAAAGTGCGTCTAGCATATCAGAAGTTTTCGTAGTTACAGATGGTACAGATGCTTTTGTAGCCAACTCACAGGCAAGCACAAAAGGAACAGATCAATTATCATTCACTGCCGCTTTGAGTGGTTCAACAGTCACAGTTTCATCGGCTAGCACCAGTGGTGCGAGTACTACCGTGAACGCCTATAGAGTTCAATTATTGAGAGCATCGGCGGGAGCGGCAACAAGCGAACAGGTACTTGTTAGCACGACACAAACAATTTCAGGTGCAAAAACTTTTTCAAATCAAATTGTAAAACTTACAAATTTACCTACTAGTGATCCTAGCGTTGCAGGACAACTTTGGAATAGTTCTGGTACTTTGAAAATTAGTGCTGGTTAGACTATAAGATCTAAAATAGTTTGTAACTTACCTTTTATACTTTTATTATTCAAAGTATTTTTAAGACCCATATGTAGATTTTTAGGCCAACATTCAAACGCAGTCCAGCAGTATCCAGAATGTTCTTCATTCAATTTAGGTATAAATTCTGCATCAATGGCTACGAGATAGGTGTGAAAGAAAAACTTTTGATCATTTGATGTGAACATTTCTAGTGGTATGACTTTCTTAAACTTAGGTATGCCTCCTGTTTCTTCCTCCACCTCACGCTTTAGACCTTCAAAAGCAGACTCCGTGAATTTACTTTTGCCACCTACTAATCCCCACATTCCTTGTGTTTTTTTATCTGTCCTTTGTAGGAACAAGAAACGTTTGGTGCTTATAGCGTAGAATAATGCTCCGGAACAAACTATATTTTCTTTCATTGTTTAGTATAACAACTAAGGAGTAGTTGCGTCAAGTGTTGGGTCATACGCAGTGTTACCACCGTCTAAAACAATGCTCCAATTACCTTGTGTGTACACACCCTCGTATGATTTAACCCATTCTGTGCCATTGAACCTGTACTGTATTCCTGTGTTAAGATTGGTAACATAGTGTTGTGTTGAATCTGGATTACTTGCGTCGAAGGCAATGTTCCACTTACTTGTTGTACTGTTGTATTCTATGATGTCGCCAACACTGGCTACAAGTGTACCCCATGTGCTACTCTGGAAACTGGCTGTGCTATCTCCAACATCATTTATTACCAGGTATCTATCACCATTTGCAGGAGTGCCAGGATCAAAAGTTGCAGGGTTTATGATCTTCTTGACTGCAGTCAGAGAGTTGCTTGGTATTGTGTCACCGTCTATTGTGTACAATAAAATTGTGTCGTCAAGTGATGTTGTTGCGATAGTGCCAATAATTTCGTTGCCATTTGGTTGTGTTAATCTTATCTGTGATGTCCCATTTGTGACTTTTCCGTATTGATCTAACAGCACTTTCCAGTTAACGGCTGGCCCAAACGTATCAAATGGATCTAAACTTGTTGGAGAATTTGCACCAGAATAGAATCCATCGCCGCCTGACTTAACGCTGGTGCCCGTTGAACCTAACAATCTCAGTTGGTTTCCTGTTACTAATAATCCAAAATTGTTTGGTGTTATGTAACTTCTTGAAGTAAGTTCTCCATCGATCAGTCCTTTTGCTATGCCACCATCATCATCGTATATGCTCATTATAATCTTTTGTACCACTCCTAACTTTTTAACTTTGACCGGAGGTGACAACCATATGGGCATTGAGAAAGTTAGTGTGGCAACATCTATTTCTGAATCTGCACCCACTGGTATTGTTCTACTACTAAAGGTGATGTTTTGTAATTCAACATAACTTAAACTAGTCCAGTCTATGTAGTTGTCTGTTTTCTGTATTTCAAAGTCTGGGTTGAACAGATACAATATTTGTTCCATAATCTGTAATTTTTGATCAGTGTTTGTCGTCCAAATATCCGCGGAAACTTCTAACCTGAACGGTGACGGCATTACTTTCTCAACAGTATAACCCGCACCCATTTCGTTAGTATAGTTTCCGTCCGAGTCTACGCCTCTTTCTCTTAAATGCTGTTTCTCTATGTGATAAGGATTCTGCATCCTTTCTCTGTCGTAGTTTAACTCTCTTACATATGCGGCAATCCTAGGTGCATACTGTAGGGCATTCTCTGAATTGTTCCTGATAATGTTTGCAACCTGTCTAGTTGGATCTCCATACACAACAGGTACTGCCCGCAGATTTACTGCTCCGTCACTGCCTCGACCTGTCTCCACAGAGAAGTTGCTCAAAATCCTAATGAATTGAGTGAGAAACTTTCTAACCTGTCCTTCGTAAAAATGTAACATTCTTAATTGTCAGCCTTTGGTTTTAGTGCATCTGTTAATGACTGTCTTTGTGTAACTGTCAAACCATTTATAGTCGATTCTGTTGCATTGTTAACAAAACTTGTTTTGTAGTTGCCTCTAGAATCATTGTTCGTTGTAGTTATTCTTACACTGTCTTCAATTTTTACCCATCTGGCTCCGTCATAACGGAATAGTCTATTAGGTAAGAAATCTGTTCTCAAGAAATAATCACCTGGATCAACACCAGATACTGGAAACGATATTCCAAACCCTGCAGGATTTCCATTGGGTGCAACACCGTCGCCGTCTAGATAGAATCCATAGTGCGAACTTGCCGGGGTGTCTATAGTGGCATTTACAGTATTACTGCTACTTGCTCTTTGAGACTCTGTGTTAACATTTTCAGTACGTATGTTTCCCCTTTCGTCTATAGGTGCAACGTAGTATTGCTTGTAGTTAAATCCGGATTTTGGAGCATCTGCTTCTGCTTGAGCAACAATCTGGTCATTAATTGTTTTCTCTCTATTGTATGTGCTCATGTAACTTGCAACTGATCCTGTTGATGTTGCATCTCCTATTACATCCTTAAATTCTTGCGAGTCGACTAATGTCTTCATTTTCAATCTTAGTAGATGTGGCCACCAAGTTTGTGAAAATCCTTCTGCGGCTCTATTAACATCTTCCACTACATAATACCTTTTCAGTGCGATAGGAACACTTTCATCTAATGAATAATCTTCTTTCATATGTGGGAATTCAATGACATCACCACTCATAGGTTTCCTGCCAAGTCTTTCTACAATATCATTCAAATGCACTGTTAAGAATAATGTGTCATTTGATAAAAACATACCAAACTGCGACAGATTAAAATCCTGATCTTGTACATTGTATATGCCTCTAACGACATACACATCATCTGAATATTTCCTGTCTCTGTTTTCTAAAAATAACAAATCTTGTATGGTTCTCTCATTCAAACTATCACCAGAGTACTGAGGTTGTGTAGGTGAAGACTCTCCGTCCTTGTTTGTGTCTCCCTGATCGTATGGTCCTAGGTATTTGTGTAGGTGTAGATCAGTCCCACCCACTTGAAACATCTCTTTGATGTTTCTATCGAAGAACTTGTAGTCATTGCCCTTTTCAGGCTTAAAAATGGATAATCTTGGCATATCATACATATTTATTGCACAGACAATGACTATAAATATGAGTATGTCAGAACTACAAACAGGACAACAGGAAATTTTCGATTACGTTAAAAACAGTCTCGGCGATGGGATGATTGACGTTGAATTAGACCCAAAACACTACCAAACGGCACTAGAAAGAGCCATTAATAAATTCAGACAAAGATCTTCAAATGCAGTAGAAGAATCTTATGCTTTTCTTACTTTGAAAAAAGATCAGAACACTTACATCCTACCGGATGAAATTATAAATGTAAGAAATCTAAACAGAAGAACAGTAGGTTCAAGAACAGAAGGCGGAGAGGGTGGAACACTATTTGAACCATTCAACTTGGCATACACAAACACATATCTTTTAAGAGCAGGTGCGACTGGTGGATTAGCAACTTACTACATGTTTGCATCGTACCAAGAAATGGTAGGTAAGATGTTTGGAAGTTTCATACAGTTCCATTTTGATGTGGCAACTAAAAAATTAACTATAACTCAAAAACCCAGAGCAGACGACGAAACTATTTTGATGCATACAGACAACTTCAGACCTGACATCACATTGTTCAAAGACATTTACAGTAAACCGTGGATCAGAGATTACACACTTGCCGTGTCTAAAATAATGTTAGGTGAAGCAAGAGGTAAATTCAATACCATCGCAGGACCACAAGGTGGTACGACTTTGAATGGTGATGCATTGAAGAACGAAGGACAGGCAGAGATAGAAAGACTGGAAGCAGACATAGGAAACTTCCAAGAAGGTGGTACACCACACAGTTTTGTTATTGGTTAACTTCTAGTACCAGTAAAGTTTGCTGTATATCCATTTAAATACGAGTATGCCAATACTAAACTCCAAATACAAAAAACTTACCAAATGCACAATAGATGAACTAGCCGACATGGTTGATGACTTAGAAAATATCTCTATCTATTGTCTAAAGGAAAAAAAGTTAAGTATGCGGAAACTGGTATTAACACAGATCCACGATATCAAAAAAGAGATTGAAAAACGTTTAAAAAAATAGTATAATAATACTATGTTGATAGGTGTAGTAGGTTTAATAGGTTCTGGTAAAGGTACTGTATCTGATAGATTAGTACAGAAACATAATTTCCGTAAAGATTCATTTGCAAAAAGTTTGAAAGATGCTGTTAGTTCCATGTTCAATTGGGACAGAGAAATGCTAGAAGGCAAAACAGATGAGAGCAGAGCATGGAGAGAACAACCTGATGTTTTCTGGAGCAAACGATTTGGCAAAGACGTGACCCCACGTTGGGTCTTACAATATTTTGGTACAGAGGTAATGCGTCAAGGCATGCACGATGCAATATGGATAGACAGTTGTATGGCCAGATATGACGGGAAACCCACTGTGATCGCAGATACAAGATTCGAGAACGAGATAAAGACAATAAGAGAAATGGGCGGAACAATACTGCTCGTGAAGAGAGGACAGGACCCTGCTTGGTTCACTGATTACGTGGAAGGAAACATCGCACCTAAAAATGTGCATTTGTCTGAGTATGCATGGGCAAAATCAGACTACGATCACTTGATCACAAATGACGGGACGTTGGAAGAGTTACACTCAAAAATAGACAACCTAATCGTCAGCGACAAGATCACCCACACGCCAACCGAGTCTACGGGTACTACTCAACCTTTGGCAATTGGCGCAAACAGTTTTTAAATTAGTAGCAGTAGTATTCCTCAAATTTCCATCCACAAATAGTACATCTAACTGGGATTTATGCTGTGCTTTGAATCCACACAGTTCACACTTCTTGTGCTTCTTATATCCCGATCTCTGTAGTGCAGTCACTCCGCCAACTCGCTTGCCGGCTTTTTTCCGAATACAGGTGTCGCACCGACTACGCCAATATATCCTGTCATATCTTTTATAAGCATATGCCCTAGGCTTTGTTTTACACTCCGTACACAACGGTCTATCTTTGTACTGCATGTGTGTATTTACGTCACCTATATAGGCACCAAGAAAACGGTAAATTATATCAACAAAACCGTATGATTGAATAAATAACTCTAGTATATACGTAACTTGCAAGGAGAATACGAAAAATGGCATTAACATCACCAGGAGTAGAAGTTTCAGTAATAAACGAGAGCTTTTATGTACCATCAGATGCGGGTACAACACCACTATTCATAGTAGCATCATCACAGGACAAGACAAACGGCGCAGGCGACAGCACTGCTGTGGGAACACAGACTACAAACGCCAACACTGCTTATTTGATCTCGTCTCAAAGAGAATTAACAGAGACTTTCGGAGATCCGAAATTCTACACAGACGCGGGTGGAAACAGCCTAAACGGTTATGAGCTGAACGAGTATGGCTTACAAGCGGCTTACAGTTTCCTAGGAGTTGCCAACAGAGCATATGTCCTAAGAGCGAACGTGGACACAGCAGGATTAGTTGGAAGTGCCGCGGCACCTACAGCAAACCCAACAGATGGAACATACTGGTTTGACCTTGCATCAAGCAGTTACGGTTTATTTGAGTGGTCACAGACTAATCAATCATTCACAACAATCACTCCAACATTGATCACGGCCATTACTGATCTAGTTGGTGGTGTTTCAACTGGTGCACCAAAAACTTCAATCGGTGTAATTGGTGATTACGCAATCAACACAACACACGTTACAAACAAAATCTACAAGAAGAACGCAAGTAATGCCTGGGTACAGGTTGGTTCTACAGACTGGCACGCATCTTTACCTATATTCACAACCGCTTCAGGAACAACAGTAACAAGTGGTCACAAGATATCAATCAATGGTGTTGAGATCGCGACAAGTTCAACTACATTGGCGAACGTTGCTTCTCAGATCGGATCAAATGTTACTAACGTGACAGCAAGTGTAAACTCTACAACAGGTAACCTAGAAATCTTCCACAACGGTAAGGCACTGGGTGACTCAACAGCGGGTGCTAACACAATCAGAATCGAAGCAGTCACAGGTACGCTTTTAGCAGACCTAGGAATCACTGCTGGAACTTACAACGGTGCTCAACTTTTACAAGCGACACACACTAACAGACCAACTTGGAAAACAGCAGACGAGAACAGACCTAATGGTTCTGTTTGGTTCAAGACAACTTCTGCAAACTCAGGTGCGGCTCTTGTTGCTAAACTTTACAGTTCAGCAAGTGCAAGTTTCTCAACAGTTGCTAGTCCACTTTATGCTACACACCACTCTGCGATCTATAACACAGATCCAGCGAACGGTGGAACTTCTTTATCAGCAGGTACAGTGTACGCACAGTACAATGTTACTGAGGAGTCAATGACAGCGGCAGATGCCAATGATTCAACTCCAAATGTTGCAGACTTCCAATTCTTCAGACACGAAGGTGGTGCCACTACTATAACAAGTAACAGTACTTCACCAACTTTCACAAGTACAGAAACTTTCTCAATACAAGAGTCAGTGAAGAACCAAGAAGCATTAAACGGTGCGGTAACAGTAACACTAGGTGGTACTGATGCTGATGCCTTTATCGCGGCAGTGAACGGCGCAGGTTTGACTAATGTAAGTGCAAGTAAATTAAGCACAGGTGAGATTACTATAACACACAAACTGGGCGGTGAGTTCAGAATGTTTGACACAATTGGAACACCATTAGCAGACGCAGGTTTCAGTGCAACAACGGCACACGCTTACGGAACATTCACAGCGAACAGCTCAACATTGATCGACAACTTGTATGACTTACCAACAGGTGAAAGTCTTGACTCAAGTGCTAACACAGGTATCATGGCAAGTAACTGGAAGAGATTAAGTTACACTGCTTCTACAAGTGCACCAAGCAACGAGCCAGCAGACGGTACATTATGGTACCATACTGCGACAGACGAAGCAGACATCATGGCACACAATGGAACTACTTTCGTTGGATATGCAACAGCATACGCGAGTACAGATCCAAATGGTCCACAGTTCAAAGCAACAGCACCGACTACACAGTCAGACGGTACTGCACTTGTAACTAATGACTTATGGATTGACACAAGTGACCTTGAGAACTATCCAAAACTTTACAAGTACAACACATCAGCAACTCTAAGTTCTACAAACACAGCAAACCAAGTGGCAGTTACCACTTCGGGTGCGGCATGGGAACTAGTTGACAAGGCAGACCAAACAACAGAAGACGGTATTGTGTTTGCAGATGCTAGATTACACACAGCGGCCGACAAGGCAGATTCATTGTCAACAGGCGGTGCTGGAACTTCTAGTAGCATCAAAAATTTATTAAGCGATGGCTTCTTAGATCCAGATGCTCCAAATCCAAGTCTTTACCCACAAGGTATATTGCTATGGAACACTAGAAGATCTGGTTACAATGTAAAAGAATACAAAAACAATTACATCACAACTGCAAAATATCCAGGAAGCGGATCAGCAGGTTTAGGTAACATCAGAGTAAGTAACGAGAGTGTATCAACTTACTTCCCAGACAGATGGGTTACTAAATCAAGTAACAACGCTGACGGTTCTGGTTCTTTTGGTAGAAAAGCACAGAGAAAAGTAATTGTTGAACAACTTAAATCAGAGATCGACACTAACCAAGCAATCAGAGAAGACCAAAGAGGATACAACGTGATTGCAGTACCTGGTTACCCTGAACTGATACAAAACATGATCAACTTAAACACAGACAGAAACAACACAGCGTTTATAGTTGGTGACACACCTATGAGATTAGAAGGTACGTCAACAGCAATACAAAACTGGGCCAACAACACAGCAGTTGCACTAGACAACGGTGAAGACGGTTTAGTAAGTGCAAGTGATTACTTGGGTGTGTTTTATCCATCTGGTTCGACAACAGACAACACAGGTAAATCAATTGTTGTTCCACCATCACACATGATGTTGAGAACACTAGCAAACAACGATAACATCGCTTTCCCATGGTTCGCACCATCAGGAACTAGAAGAGGTATTGTTGACAATGCTACATCAGTTGGCTACATCAACACAGCAAGTGGAGAATTCGAAACAATATCTGTTACGGAGTCAGTGAGAGATTCAATGCACGAGGTAAAAGTGAACCCAATCACTTTCTTCTCAGGTGCAGGGATCGTTAACTTCGGTAACTTAACTAAAACATCGGCAAGTTCAGCCTTGGACAGAATAAACGTTTCAAGATTGGCAGTGTATCTAAGAACACAATTAGATGCTGTTGCTAAACCGTTCATATTTGAACCAAACGATGAGTTGACTAGAAACGAGATCAAGGGTGCAGTAGAATCATTCTTGTTAGAACTTGTTGGACAGAGAGCGTTGTATGACTTCTTGGTAGTTTGTGACGAGACAAACAACACACCAACTAGAATAGACAGAAACGAACTGTATGTAGACATAGCAATTGAGCCGATCAAAGCAGTTGAATTCATTTACATACCGTTAAGAATCAAAAACACAGGAGAAATTGCAAAATTAGGAAACTAATTTTCGATAAAGGAGAAAATATATGGCAATATCAACATTATCAAAATTTACAGTACCTTTAGCAAACGATCAGAGTTCAGCATCACAAGGTCTGTTGATGCCAAAACTTCAGTATCGTTTTAGAGCAATCCTGGAAAATTTTGGAGTATCAACACCAAGATCAGAACTAACAAAACAAGTGATAGATGTAACAAGACCTAATTTGACTTTTGACACAGTGACACTAGACGTGTACAACTCAAAAGTTT